AACGCAGATTTTAATGATTACTACGGTTCTAAATACAATGCTAGTTTCATTAAAGAAATTACTGATACATTAAAAGAAAAACAAAAGGCTCGCGGTGAAGAACGTCCAACCGGGGACCAAGCAGAAGAGAGCAATAAGGAATTTGTTTCTCATAGCCCACTTCAGCAAGCACCGGATCCAAGAAGGAAGAAATAACATGCAAATGATCGACGTAATGAAAAGACTAGCAGAATTAGATTCTACTAATCCTAATGTAGTCAAAGAAGAAAAAGCAGAAGTAAAAGAAACTCCTGTTCAGTTATCTGAATCTGTTCAATTTAAAAAATTAGCAGGTGTTCCACTTACTGAAAGCGAAATCTTAGAATGTGGTATTCCAGGTATGGGAGCAGAAATGCCTCATATGCCAGCAACAATTAACATGAGCGCCGCAAGTGCTAGTGAAATTGTTACAATGATGAGAGGTATTGTTGATCTTGCTAAAACAGATGCTCCAAGCGATGCTATGGCAATGGCAGTATCAGATGAATTGCCAGGTATTCCAGGCGCAGATGATGCTCTAGTTCCAGGACACGCAGAACCAGTTGACGCATTAGCAGTTGACGAGCCAGGAGTAGACCTTCCAGGATCTAGCGACGACGAAGTTATGGATCTTATTAAAAAGATTCACACAGGACAGCCAGTAAAAGTTACAACTGACATGCCAGTAAAAGTATCAACTGATAAAGATATTAAAGGCTCTACAACTGACAAGCATACATCTAGCGACAACGGCAGCGAAGAAGACGAAGGGTTCCGCGGATACGATAATAGCCCGCATGAACAGAAAAAAGATTATAACCCAAATGACTTTGCTCAAGTAGTCAATAAGGTCAGGGATTTTGATTACACTCCAGCGCCTGGCGCTTCAAACCCAATGCCTGATCAAGAAGAAAAAGAAAAAGAAAAAGACGAAAGTATTAATTTTGAGGCTCAACTATTTGCCGAATACAAAAAGTTTGTAAGCGAATCTAAAGAAAAAGGTGTTTCAGAAAGTGAGACACAACACATTCCAATTGGTCAACAAATGGCCAATGATGGTATTACATACAGTCGTGAAAAAGAAGGTGAAATTATTGATTTAATGGTTCAATACATGAAGAAAGATGGAATGAGTCCAAAATCAATTCGTTATTACATAAACTATGACGAAGATTATGTTCCTGATCAATTAAGTTACTTACCAAGAGCAAAAAAGAGTGGTGCTGACAGTAGACTAGATAACAAGTAATTTTACGCAACACCAAATAGCCCCCACGGGGGCTATTTTTTTTGGTAAATATTCACATGGCAGGTAAAAATACAGATAATCAACTCGTTAAAAAGGCGCACTCAACACAGGCGTGGACAGAAGACGATATTAAACATCTTCAAGGATGTATGGATCCAGTTATGGGTCCGCATTACTTCCTTGGACATTTCTTTCACATACAACATCCTACAAAAGGAAAGATGTTGTATAAGCCCTTTGAATACCAGGTAAGGTTGATTGATAGTTATCACGGTCATCGTTTTAACGTTAATATGTTACCTCGTCAAACAGGTAAGACAACTACAGCGGCAGGATACCTGTTATGGTATGCGATGTTTGTACCAGATAGTACAATTCTTATAGCGGCACACAAGTATACAGGTGCTAAAGAAATTATGACACGTATTCGTTATGCTTACGAATTGTGTCCAAATTTTATTCGTCCGGGCGTTACAAGTTACAACAAAGAGTCGATAGAATTTGATAACGGATCACGTATTGTAGCGCAGACTACAACTGAAACAACAGGTCGTGGTATGTCACTATCATTACTATACGCTGACGAGTTTGCGTTCGTACCGCCTAATGTGGCTTCAGAATTCTGGACTTCAATTTCGCCTACACTAGCAACTGGCGGTAAGGCAATTATTACATCAACTCCTAATAGTGACGAAGACCAATTTGCTAGCATCTGGAAAGAAGCCAACAAGCGTGTAGACGAGTTCGGTAATACTACAGATGTAGGAAAGAACGGTTTCTTTCCGTTTAAAGCACATTGGAGCGAACATCCAGATCGTGACGAAAAATGGAAAGCAGAAGAAATGTCGCGTATCGGAGAAGAACGTTTCCGACGTGAACACGAATGTGAATTCTTAGTCTTTGATGAAACACTTATCAGCAGTATTTGTCTAGCAGGACTAGAAGGAAAAGAGCCAATTCTTAAAATGGGACAAGTTCGTTGGTACAAAAAAATTGATCCGATGATGACTTATATTGTAGCACATGACCCTGCTATGGGAACAGGTGGAGATTATGCCGCTATTCAAATTTTAGAAATTCCTAGCATGATACAGGTAGGCGAATGGCAACACAATATGACTAGGGTACAAGGACAGGTTCGAATATTAAGAGACATTTGTAAGTATATTGATGAATGTTGTGGAGGCTCTCCTAACCTCTATTTTAGTGTAGAAAACAATACATTAGGTGAAGCGGCGCTGGTTGCTATCAGCGAAATGGGCGAGGAAACAATACCTGGAATGTTTCTAAGTGAACCGGTAAAAAGAGGACACGTTAGACGTTTTCGTAAGGGATTTAATACCACCAGTATTAGCAAAATTAATGCCTGTGCCAAATTAAAACAGTTGGTTGAAAACAATCAAATAATATTAAACAGCAAGTCACTAATAAGTGAATTAAAGACATTTGTTGCTGTAGGTGTTAAATTTGAAGCAAAAGCGGAACAACACGACGATTTAGTATCTGCTATGTTGCTGGCAATTAGAATGCTGTTAATGCTCGGAGATTGGGATCCTGGAGTTTATGCTAAAATGACAGAAGATCGCATTTTAGACGATATGGAAATGCCCATGCCCATATATGTAAGTAATTTCTCATAAATACAGTCATGAATATAATTAACATTATCGCCCAGGATTTATTTGACAAAGTACGCAGTCGTTTTACCAATTTACAAATGGGTAACGAAAGCGGTGCTGTTACAAGCGATCCTTCAGAGGCACGATTTTTTGACTTTGATTTTGTACTCGAAGGCAATAATTTAGGTAGAGTCAGTATTAGTATTAACGAACGCGGTTCCTTAAAGATCTTCTACAGTCAAGGAATTACAGAAGGTACTGACAGTATAACAAGAGGACTATGGTTTGATTTCCTACGTGAAATGCGATTCTTTGCTAAACGAAGAATGATGCGTTTTGACACTCGAGACATTACTAAAGGAAATTTAAACAAGGACGATTTTCAGTTCTTATCAATAAACGGATCGAAGGAAGCCACTATGAATGAATCATCTATGTACGGTAGCAGTAAAACAAGTTACCGCAAATTAGAGAGTACACGCTTAATTGTACGTCACTCTCAAGCAGTAAACGAAGAACAGCCAGGAGCAAGAACTCGTCATATCACTGCGTTGTTCATCGAAAATGCCGAAGGTGAACGTTTTAAATATCCGTTTATTCATCTAGCAGGCGCTAAAGCAATGCAACGTCATGTGGCAAACGGTGGCCGACCATATGATGCTATTGGTGAATCAATCATGAATGTCAGCGAGCAAATTGCTCAGTTGAATACATTTAAACGTTACGTATCACATAACAATCTTGTTAGCGAAGATGTTTCTAATATCACAGAACACGCTAATCAAAAGTTAGAACAATTAAGAGATCATATTCATAAACTACAAGGTCAAAATTATTATTCTTCATTTGTTGAAAATTTTAAACCATCTGAAAATGTAGAATTAGATGAAGTTACTTTAGAAGACTATAAGAGCAAATTTACTGTTAAAAGTTTTGAAGAAGACTTGACAAGTATATTTCCGTTAATTCATGCTATTATGCAAGAAGCAGGCACAGTTGATTTAGAAGATATTGTAAGCGAAGATACTGATGAGCCAGATGACAACGGAAACATCGAACGCGGTTATAACGCATTTGAAAATTTTGAAGAATGGGCAGACGCTTTAGAAGAAGGCATTATGACTCCTGATCAAATTGATCAATTTAGAGATTTAATTAGTTCTGGATTGACTTTAGGTCCCGATGGCACTAGTGCTATTGAAGCATTGGCAGGAATTGGCATTGAAGATCCAAAATTAGAACAGGCGTTAAAATCTTTAGCCGCTGTTGATCCTAATGCCGATCCGGGCGAAACAATTGAAGCATGGTTGAAAGTAAATGATCCAGATGCGCTAGCACAACTAGGCGCAGGAGCAGAAGAACCGGCACCTGAACAAGAACCGGCACCTGAACAAGAACCAGCACCTGAACAAGAACCAGCGCCTGAAATGGATCCTAATGTACAACAACCGACAGCGGAAGATACAAATACACAACATGTTCCGATTGGTCAACAAATGGCAAATGATGGTATTACATACAGTCGTGAAAAAGAACGTGAAATTATTGGCTTAATGGCTCAATATATGAAGAAAGACGGAATGAGTCCAAAATCAATTCGTTATTATCTAAATTATGACGAAGATTATATTCCTGATCAATTGAGTTACTTGCCAAGAGAGAAAGCGCCAGAAGAAGGCGAAGATATGGATAACGCAGAGCCAAAAGGTAAAGAACAAGTTAACATGAAAGAGTTGGCAGAGTTTATTGGTGCTTTCTATAATCCACATGGACGCGAGCAAGGGTTAGGCGAATGGCGTAAAGGCCCAACTGAGTTAGGTATCATGGCCGGTAAACAGTTTGGTGACAAGGCCGGGCGAATTGTAGAAAAGTTAGTGACAAAAATGCAATCAGCAGGAGAAGGAGATCATCAATTTTCTGAAGTTATGAGACTTGCCGGTATTAAAACATCCGAAAGTGGTCCGAACAAAGTCGACGTTCCTGCTTATCAACGTAAAAAATCAGGTGATAAAGATTGGAATGTAACTCGAAAAGACCTAGAAAAAGATGATGAAAAGAAACTTTCTAGCAAAGCAGGTTTAGCCGCTCTTAAAAAACGTAGCGGTATCGAAGAAGAATTTGATGTTGTATTAAAATTAGCCGGTTTGGCAAAATAAACCTATTTTAAGCCCCAACTGGGGTTGATATTATAAATAAAAGTGCGTATAGTTAACTATATGCACTTTTTCTTTTTTAGTCAGTTGGCTTTAAAAGAATGGCACATAAAATATTACATTAAGGAAAAATCATTATGGCAACTTTAGCAGAAATTCGCGCAAAACTTCAACAAGCATCTCAACAAAACACCGGCGGCGCAAGCGGTGGAGACAACGCAATATTTCCACATTGGAACATAGCAGAAGGTACTAACGCAACAGTTAGATTTTTACCAGACGCAGATCAAGACAACACATTTTTCTGGATTGAACGAGCAATGATCAAATTGCCTTTCGCCGGAGTTAAAGGTGAAGCAAATTCAAAACCAGTTACTGTACAAGTTCCTTGTATGGAAATGTGGGGAGAAACATGCCCAATCTTAACAGAAGTACGTCCATGGTTTAAGGACAAAAATCTTGAAGATATGGGTCGTAAGTATTGGAAAAAGCGTTCATACTTGTATCAAGGTTTTGTAGTTGATAGCAAACTACAAGAAGACAAAACACCAGAGAATCCAATTCGTCGATTCATTATTGGTAGTCAAATTCACAACATCATCAAAGCCGCTTTGATGGATTCTGAAATTGAAGAAATCCCAACAGACTATGTACGTGGTCTAGATTTTAAAATTACAAAAACATCTAAAGGTGGTTACGCAGACTATTCTACTTCAAACTGGGCTCGTCGTGAACGTGCTTTGAGTGAAGAAGAAAATGCCGCAATTAAGCAATATGGATTGTTTAATCTAAAAGACTTCCTACCTAAGAAGCCAGGAGATGTCGAACTCAAAGTTATGATGGAAATGTTCGAAGCGTCAGTTGACGGGGAAGCATTTGACATGGAACGTTGGGGTCAATACTTCAAGCCAGCAGGTATGGGCGGTAGTGGTTCAGCAACAGGATCTAAAACTAAAGATCCAGAAGCAGAAGACGCAGGTGAACCAGTAAGCACTCCAGCACCAAAAGCAGTTGCTAAATCAACTGTAAGTGAAGATGATGATGCTCCAACAACATCAGGAAATTCCGACGCAGGAGATCGTGCTCAAAACATTTTGGCCATGATCCGTAACCGCCAAAAAGCAGAATAAGGAGATAGACTATGAGTAAGGCCTTCGATATTTCGAAGTTCCGTAAGTCTATCACTAAAAGTATTGATGGCTTAGGAATTGGGTTTAACGACCCAACCGATTGGATTTCAACCGGTAACTATGCCCTAAACTATCTTATCTCAGGGGACTTCTTTAAGGGAGTCCCTTTGGGAAAAGTAACAGTTTTTGCGGGAGAATCTGGCGCAGGTAAGAGTTATATCTGTTCTGGTAACATTATTAAAGCCGCACAGGAACAGGGTATTTTTGTTGTCCTAGTTGACACAGAAAATGCTCTTGATCAAAAGTGGTTGACTGATTTAGGTGTTGATATTTCAGAAGATAAACTTTTGAAATTAAACATGGCAATGATTGACGATGTTGCTAAAACCATCAATGAGTTCATGAAAGAATACAAATTGATGCCAACGGAAGAACGTCCAAAGGTATTGTTTGTTATTGACTCACTTGGTATGTTGTTAACTCCAACCGATGTAAATCAATTTGAAGCAGGAGATCTTAAAGGTGATATGGGTCGTAAACCTAAAGCACTTACGGCGCTGGTTCGTAATTGTGTTAACATGTTTGGTAATTACAACGTCGGCTTGGTGGCTACTAATCACACATACGCTAGCCAAGATATGTTTGATCCAGATGATAAAATCTCAGGCGGACAAGGCTTCGTTTACGCATCTTCTATCGTGGTTGCCATGAAGAAGTTGAAATTGAAAGAAGACGAAGATGGTAATAAGGTTAGTGATGTATTGGGTATTCGTAGTGCTTGTAAGATTATGAAGACACGTTACGCTAAACCGTTTGAAAGTGTTCAAGTTAAGATTCCATATTCAACTGGCATGGCTCCAACCTCCGGTTTGGTTGACATGTTCGAGAAAATGGGTGTATTATCTAAGGTAGGGAATAAATTAGCATACACTAGTAAAGAGACTGGTGAAATTGTTGCCGAATTCCGTAAGAATTGGACTGAGGATAAACTCATGATGATTATGAAAGAATGGGATGAAAAATCTGTAGCAACAACGACTACAACAACCGAGGACACTGAGGAAGTATAATGGAAGAATCATTAATTATGGAACTATGGGATCTATTCCGAGAATATATTCCAGAAAAAAACCGAGAAATGGCTGCAAATCAATACGTAGATTTTCTCCTTGGCAAGGATGTTTCCGTAGAAGATTTAACAGCATATACGGGTTACGACCCTCATTTAGATGACGCAATCAAATCAGTTCAAACTGAGGAAGAAGGCTACGATGATGAGGAAAATGATGACTATGGGTATGAAGACGAGGATTATTAATGACCTGGTATTCAAAAGTAAGCAAAGATATTGCTCACTTACCTGATTGTATTGACTACTATTACACACAGTTAGATGAAGCAAGGGCTGAGGCAAAAATTTACGGAAACGTAGAAAAAGCCTCGGCGGCTTTGCCGGGTATTGTTGAACATAGATTCAATCAACTTCAAGAAATTGAGGCAATACTTGAATACCTAAACATCGAACTTCGAAGATTGCGCTCAAAGTTGTTTAGGAAGTATCTTGAAAACTATCAACGTGCTCTGAGTTCAAAAGATGTAGAAAAATATGTCGACGGTGAAGCAGATGTGGTTGACATGGACAAAATTATTAATGAATTTGCCTTGTTGAGAAACCAATGGTTGGGAATTATCAAGGCAATCGATATCAAACAGTGGCAACTTTCTAATATTATCAAATTGCGTACAGC